TGCGGCCTGTCCTGCCGTGCCAAACTTACGGTCGATTGTGACGTATGTACCCCAGTCACTTTGAAAGCCGCCACTGAGCGTCCACACCTTCTTGTCGTTAAACCAAATCTCTTCGTAACTTTCGATTTCATGGCTGGCAAAGGCGATGGCTAGGTGTAGATACTTGTTGTCATCTCCCGAATGCGAAATGAAAACAACTTGCCCGCCAACGCGCATCTGCCCATAAACGAGGTTGCGTGAGCCTGCCGGTTCGCGTGATGTTTGTGTGATGCCTCTGAGTTGAGCGCCAAGACTAGGCTTTGGTGTTAATGCGCGAGAAACAATAGAAAGCCCTGCGCCTATCGCAAACGCGGTTGCAAAAGACGCTAGCGCAAAGCCAGTCGCTATTCCGCCTGCTACGGCACTAACTAATCCTGCAACTGCCGCAATCGCCATACTGTTACCTCAGAACTTTGCTAAAGACTGTCTCTATCTCTTCAAAGCCCAAGCGCTCCATAATTGGATCGAATGGCTGGTGCGTTTTGGTGTTGACGTGTAGCTTGGTCACGCCTTCCGCTTGCAGAGACTCCACTGCGAATTTTACCAGCTTTAGCCCCGTCAATCCCCTACGGGCTGACTTACGCAAGAATACAATGTCGTTGTTAGCAAATAAGTGGTCTTTGTAGTGTAGTGATCGGCTGACAAGGATGACGAAGTAACCCATCAGCTTGCCTTCTTTCCTAGCGGTGTAAATGCGCAGTGCGTTGATTCTGTCTAGTTCTGCGTATGCTCGCCAATCAGGATTGAGCTTTATGATTTCTTTATTTAACGCAATCTCTTTCCAATGCTCTTCAAGCAATGGCTCAATTTCTCGTCTGACCTTAGCCAGATTTTCAAGTGCAAAGTCCATTAGTCTAATTGCCTCTGGTCTGATGGGAAATCACCGCCGCCGCCACCGCCACGACTGCCACCGCCGCCTGAGCCTACAGAAGCGCGACCCCAGACGATTTCTTTCTCTGCCATCTCTGCGACAAACTCTAAGCCCTTATCATTAGGGTAGTCGATCTTTTGATCTTCGGCTGTGTAGCGTCTAATGCGGGTGCGCTCAAATTCGATCAGGCGGTTTTCAACTGTGACTTGGATGGTTGCAGTCTCGCCGCTATCGTTGATCGTCATCGTATCCATGAAGCCACTGAAGATAATAACAGGGTCAGAGATGACGCCGTTGCTTGCATCCATTGCGCCAAGCAATACCTTTAGCTCGCGGCCTTGATAGTCTTCGTCTCTAGCCTTAGCGAGTAGCGGGCTGGTAACACCTGACAAGGTTACGGTAATGCCGTTGGCTGATAGCTCTGACGTCTCTGCAATCTCGCCAATACTTAGCAATGAGCCAGCGCCAACATAATCCACGCCATCAACGGTTAGGTCACCGATGCCGCTCCAAAGATTAAGATTGCCGGTGTCGAATGCACACTGCACCAATGTGATCGGGCGAACAAGGTCGGCGGTAACTGCCGACTGCATCCCCGACGTTAATGACCTGCTCATATAGCCTCAACGCAAGCAAAAGTGAAACCGTACAAGCTAGCCTCGTTGATACTCCATCCAATTTCATTTGAGGCGAGCCGCCATGTCCCTTTCGGTAAGGTAAAGTCTAAAGTGGTTGAGGTAGATATTGCAGTGCGGAGCGGTGGCATTATATCAAAGCTAGCCGCTTCAATATCGGTGATAATGTAAAGCGCGCCGCCTATCTCAAAGTAATCACCAGCAACCGCGCCAGTCGTTGTGCCGGTCACAGTCGTGGCACCCTTTGTGCCTGCCGTAATCGTCCCCGTAGCCGTTGTATTGTGGATAGGGTTGCCCATCGTAAAGGTGCCTGCCTGACCCCTTAGAGCGGCAAAGAAAGCCTCTACCTGTTTGGCATCTGATCGCTTCAGTGGTGGCAGTTGCACCTCTGCTTCCCATCGGACGCCCTGATGCTGGTAAGTCTGCTGGTCATAGGTGAACGGTGACTGACTGATTGACGTTGCTGACCTAAGCCGCATCGTCATCGAGGTAAACCCTACATTTGGAAACGCCGCCATTATGCACCTACCATTGCTTTGCTGAAGCCACCGCCTCTCATTCTAGCATCAGCGACAGCAGACTTGGCCGCGTTGCTTATCTGAGGAAGTAGGTTTGCTATCTCTGCACGTACGGTTTGCTGTACGCCTGTGGTCACGTTGATGTTCTGCACTACGGTAACACCGCCGCCACCTAATTTGTTATTCGGAACGATAGAGCCGTTGCCCGAAGGAATCATTAACTCTGGTCCTTTTTCTCCTACAACGTAAGGCTGACCACCAGTTACAGGACCGCCACGCGCTCTGAAGTTGCTGGCTTCAATACCAAGGAAATCAGCGTCTGCGCGCGCGTTGCTTATTGCTCCAGTGATTGCACCGAATGCCGCATCGACAATGTACTTCTGTACAAGCATCTTGATAAGACTATCGACAACGCTCTTAGCCATATTGCGAATCGCATCGCTGAATTTTTTAGCGCCTGTGATCGCTGACGTGAATGAGTCACCTAGTCCTGTGATTGCCTGATCGCCTAGCTTCTCAAGCTCTGGCGTTAGATCACCCGCCATCTCCCTAGTGTTTTGCAAGTTCGCCATAAAGGTTTCAAACGCGCTTGGCAGTTTTTCGTTTACATCATCGCCTAAATTATCGATGCCTTCTGTAGTGGTTCCAATCGCTTCCCCTACTTTGAGCAGGCTTGCAATAATTGCCGAAAAATCAAACTTAGTGAACCCTGTGAAAGTCCGATCTGATTCTTCTCCTAGCTCTTCAATTGCGGCGATTTGTGCTTTTATGCTATCCCTCAACCGCTCTTGATTTTGAACAATTGCGTCGTTAGTGTCGCTGAATGGCCCTGCGTTTTTGGCATAATCAGCCAACCGCTTTTCTACTGCGGCCAAATCCTCTTCTAATCCTTGTAGGCTTTTTGTTTCAATAGAGGAAAACGCGTCGTTTATTTGACGCCTAAAATTAACGACAAAATTGCCCATGCTTACAAAAGCATTTAGTACATCTTGTATGCCTTTTATCGCGTCAGCTAGTCCTTGTACAAAGTTTCCGGCTAACTCTTCGCCAAACTCTTTCACGCTACCGTTAGCATCAGCAATACCAGCCTGAACTTTGGTCGTTAGCAAGTCAGATAGCGCGGCAAGTGCTGGGGCCAAACCTGCAACGGCTTGCTTAACTATTCCACCAAACAAAGATTGCATACGGAACAGTGAGTCGTTTGCGTCTTCAACACCTTTGGCGGCGCTAGATGACATCACAACACCAAGCGCCCGAGCCTCGCCTAACAGCTCAGTCAGGCCATCCCGTCCTAATGCGAGGGTGTTTACGAGTGCGGCACCTTCAGAGTCAAATAGCTTAAACGCTATTTTAAGCGGGTTTACGCCCCTGTTTTTAGCATCCTCAAAAGCGTCTGCCAAGGTAAGCATTTGTTGATCTAGGGGCAGTCGAGTAAGTTTTCGAGCATCGACACGAAGCTCACGCAATGCGCCTTTCGCCTCACCTGTTCCGACTGCGGCTTCTGCCGTTCTACGGGTAAACCGCTGGAGCGCCATGTTCATCGTGTTGACTTCGACGCCTGTTAGTTGCCCTGCGTACTGCAAGGCACTAAGCGATTCGGTTGTCGTGCCTATCTTACTCGCTGTTTTAGCTAGGGCATCTGTGGCCTTGAGTGAGTTAGCAATCAACAAGCCCATACCGCCTGCACCGACTGCGGAAACTAAGGCGGTTTTAAAGTTAAAGAAGATTTTAGATAGGCCAGCGAACGCGCGCTTGATTCCGCGCAAGGCTTTCTGCGTTTGGTCAAACGCCTTGATGATGATGCTTACGGATTCAGTCGCCATCTTTAGACTCGCTTGTTATCTTGAAGTAAGCAAGCCACTCTTGAAACTCATTGACTGTAATCTGCTCGACTTCTTCGATAGTCTTATGTAACCGATCAGCCAAGGCGATGAGATTCATCCGAGACTGATCGGCCTTCAGTTTTTTTCGACGTCCTCAAATGGGTCGATAGTGCTAAACATCTCGTTAGCAATACCAGACACCACCGTCATCTCTTCACCCATCAAGTCGATCTTGTCTTCAGCAGAGGTAAACAGCTTGTCGCCATCCTTACTCTCAGCCTTCATTACAATCAGATCAACCATCGCCGCAATGCTAGGGTTCTGCATTACTTGCGGGTGACGCTTCTGTAGCTCGTTTAGGTCATAACAGGTCAGTGGGCGACAATACAGGACAAACGCCCCGTCATCATCAGCCCACTCAACGACCTCGATCTTACGGCGTGACTGCTTTCGTCGCGCTCGTAACTCTTTGGCCAGACCCATTAGTTAGACGCTTCTGTAATTGCGCCTGATACCTGTACAGAGAATGACGCCTCGACCAGCCCATCGTAAGACGCAGAGATAGTCTTAGCCGTCACGATGCCAGCACCGCCGTAATACTTCTCGCCCGTGCCTGTTCCTGTTGGGTGGATTTCCCAATCAATTGCGGCACCAGAATCCAGCACTAACTGCTGTGCGTCTGCGTCATCCCAAAGTGCGTCGATAGTGAGAGTCGCATCCTTGAGGCTGGACAAATAAGACTTAACAGAGTCACCCATTACGGTGTCCTCAATAGTGTCAGCCACTTCGTCGATGCTGTACGAGCGTACCTCGCCTACAACCGCTTCTGTTCCACCTGATACTGCAACCTTAACTGACCCAGTTGAGCCTTTATGTGTAGCCATTTGTTTTCTCCCTTACGCGTCACCGCGTGTATATGTGTAAAGAATCTGAACGGTGACAATGACGCCGCCTATAGGGTCTATTGTACCATCATCCACCTCAACGCTAATAACCTGCGTATCAATAGCGTAACCGCCACGCGTCCTATCCTCGTCGAGCTTTTCGTCGATAGCCTCTACAATCTGATTGCGGGCTGTGTCGATGTTCGTGTGCTTAACAAAGCAAATCAATTCGTAGTCAATGGTCGCCTGCCTGCTAGACATACTGCCGCCGATGCTGGCGTCTTCACGATTCTCGTTTGCCGTGCGTACTAGTATCGCGGGATATTGAGCGTTAGACAGCTTGTCGAAATCAAAAGGCTCACGCGTCACTTTTTTGACGGTAGGGCTAGAGATGGCTTGCAGTTGCGAGACGAGATTAGTTGCGATGTTTTCTCTAACGCTCATATCTTCAGCCCCTTAAAGTACACATCACGGATGGCGCGCTTGTCGCTACGGTTTAAGCCGAAGAACTCGCGACGCTTATTGTTCATTGCCGCCTTCTTGGACTCTGCTCTGCTGTTGAAGAAGATAAATCCGTCCTGGCCTTTTAGACCTGACTGCATCGACTTGCGCATTCTGCCCGTGAATATCAGCTTAACCTTGTCTGTCTCTCTGCCTTTACTCTTACGAAACCCCTTGTAGGCTTCTGAGTAAGGGCGAAACGGTTGCTCATGTACATCAAGGCCGAGGCTAGTGCGCTTCTGTATGCGGTTTAAGCCCTCTGCCGCCGCTCTGCGCATCGCTCGCTTGTGGTTCTTAGTAAACGTGCGGCCTAGCTTATCGACCATCTTGCGAAGATCACGAGGCTTTGTGTCGATGCTAATTGTAATCATCGGTTTAACCGGTTGATCGGGACAATCTCTTTCTCTTTGTCCGTAACCTGACCGTCGTTGTCAGCGTCGTACTCAACGCCGTCTTGAAACACTGCGTCTATCTCTTCGCCATAACGCGCTTTATAGAAGTCGATCATTTGCAGAAAGCGGTCATCGTCCACCCAGTTGGTAAGCTGTGGCAGTGCATACTTCCATAATACGAGGTAAGAAGCTGAACGAGTCCACTGCGAGTCCGTCAGGTAGCTATTATTCATCTCACCGGCAATGCCCTTACGGTGCCACCACTGATTGCGAATCTCTCGCTCTATGTCTGCCTGCGCTCGTGGATGCTCATCCGAAAAGCTAGTAATGCCAAAATCCAGAATGTCTGGAACTAACTCTACAAGATTGCTGTCGTCACTAAATGCCATGTCGTCACCACTTCACTTTCGCGGCCCAATAGATTTTATCTAAGGGCGTTGCGTTTTTTAGGGTATCACCGTGTCGTGCATACCAAGCGGCTCGCATGGCCTTGTCGCGGGCTGACTCACCATCTTTAGGTGGATAAGTCTTCGCGCCTTGAGCGCCAAACCGTAGTAGCTTGATAACACCTTTGTAGCGAGCCAGAACCGCGTGTGAGCTAGAGGCGTGTCGTGGCGTACGCTTTGCCACGTTGTAATCCTCGAACCGTTCACCGCGATAATTGACTGCCATATAATCCTCAGAGTAAAACGCCCCCGAAGGGGCGTGTACATCTTAGAGTGCCGCGTCGAAGAACATCTCTACACCGTAGCTATCATCAAGCTCTGCAACACCGTAGACGGCTGTCGCGTTAAGCTCAAAGGCACGGAGAGAGGCGTTGCGCTCTGTCTCAAGGTTGAAGTCACGCTTCATGGCAATCGCCATTGCTTCACGACCAAACACACAGCCCTTCGCATCATCGTTTCCGTCAACTGTGATGTTAGCTGACTGATAGACGTCAATGCCTGCGATAGAACCTACGAAACCGTTGCGCATTGCTTCGTTCTGAAGGTCGCCACCGTTGGGGTTAGCAAACGTGTTAGTCAGGTTAGCTGACAACTGATAGGCGTGGAATGGGTGAATCACAGCAGTGATCGGTCCAGTTACCTTCGCCGCTCGGAGAGTGGCCGCCGCTTTGAACAAGTCAGCCGCAGTAATCTCTTGAGCCGCCGCGCCGATAGAAGCCGAGAAGCCATCGAACAAAGCGATGATGTCTTGGTCCATCTTAGTAGC